AATGGACCCACCTACGGCACCTAAGAGTGCAACCCATTACGGGCACGCCGAAGCAACGCGCGGCGGCGCTGTGCAAGCCAGCGGACATATACACCATCAACTATGAAAACCTGATCTGGTTGGTAGAGCAGTGGGGCAAGCGCTGGCCTTATGATTGGGTGGTGACGGACGAGGCGACACGGCTCAAGAAGCCATCCGGTAAACGCTTCCGCGCGGCCAAGCGTGTGCACAAACTACCCCGGCGCTGGACGCATCTCACTGGCACGCCCGCCAGTAACGGGCTGATGGATTTGTGGGCGCCTACCTATTTGCTGGACTCCGGCACGCGACTTGACACGGCCTTTACACGGTTCCGTGATAGCCATTTTGACAGTGATTTCATGGGCTATCGCTGGGAGATCCGGCGGGGCTCGGATGAACTGATACGCAATGCCATAGCGGATATCACGCTTAGTATCCGCGCCGAGGATTACCTTGATCTGCACGAACCTGTGCACCAACAGGTGCCGGTGTCATTGCCGCCGAAAGCCAAGCGCGTGTATGACGATTTGGAGCGGCGCATGTTGGCGGAGCTGGATGGTAGCGAAACCGTGGAGGCTGTGTCTGCAGCGGCGCTGACCATGAAGACTCGCCAGGTTGCGTCCGGGGCGGTCTACACTGACTATGAAGGCAACTATGAAACCCTGCACGATGCCAAGCTAGAAGCGCTGCAGTCGATTATAGAAGAGGCCGCCGGAGAGCCTGTGCTGGTTGCGTACCATTTCAAGCATTCGGCGGAGCGACTGCAGAAGTCTATAAAGGGCGCGCGTGTGTTGGACAAGTCGCAGAAAACCATAGACGCATGGAACGCCGGCGAAGTGCCGGTGCTGCTGGCGCACCCGGCCAGCTGCGGGCACGGGCTGAACCTGCAGCACGGCGGGCGCCGGCTGGTGTTTTTCGATATGGATTGGGATCTGGAGTTGCATCAGCAGATTATCGAGCGTATCGGCCCGACGCGGCAACTGCAGTCCGGCTATGATCGGCTGGTCTATATCTACCATCTGACCGCTGCCGGCACTACTGACCAGGATGTGCACGCCCGCCTGCAGGGCAAGGCCACCGTTCAGGAAGCACTACAGAACGCCATGCGCCGTCAGTCCTGACGGTTATATGCAAGCCGTTCTTTATAAAACTTCAATCTTTCCCCCGGCTACTGCGGCGGGGTAGGGTGTGGTTGTGGTTAATAGAGGAGAAAACCAATGAAAGAGCACGCATTCATGCAAGAAGAAAAAGGGCCGGAAGATATGTGCGGCGTTACAGTCCGTGTTCTCAAGGAGTGGCCGACAACGGCTGATGGGTATGCACGTTTTTTGGTGGACTTTTGGGCGTCCCAGAAAGCCTATGACAGTAACGAAGCAGGCTTTGACGGTCTCCGCAAAAGCGATATTGAAAAGCGCTATATTCTGCACCCAAACGCTTTTTACACAATCAAAGCGGCAAAGCAGGAGCGCAAGCAATGACCAACGTCTGTATCTACCCAGACTGCAACTGCCCGATTGATAAGAACGGGATCTGTGTTAGAGGGCTGCCGGAACCTGGCGAAGCCCCCAGCAAATACCACCGCAACATTAAGGGCGTTTACGTGGACGTGTACGACATCATCCACGCTTACGGCATAACCAACCCCGGCGATCAGCACGCCATCAAAAAGATGCTGCAACCGGGCAAGCGGGGCTACAAAGACGCTCGCCAGGATCGGGAGGAGGCGATTGTGTCGCTGCGTAGGGCTAATGAGTTGGAGGAAAAATGAGCATACCGTTTAGCGAGTGGATTCAGGGAGCGCGGTTCTATTTGAACTGGGACCGATACGCCAACTTTTGCCGATGGGGGTTTGTTGCGGCCAGCTCTTACGGTGATGATCCGAAACTGGAAGAAGCCATTGAGGAATTGGATGCGGGCGACCCAGAGATGATTACGGCTATGGAGTGGCTGAGAGATAACCGGGATAAGTATTGGACTGGATACGGCGAAACGCCATCCGAGGCATTTAAGATGCTTGAAAATAAGATGATGGCTTATCACGCTGAGCTTTCAGAAAGGCAGGATCAGGAGCGCAACCAATGACTGACACCATCGACGAAGCCACCGAACACACCGAGCGCACCCTGGCCGAAGCGCTTGCCGGTCGCCAGACAGAGATACCGGATGGTGTTGAAGGGGAGTGCGAGTGGTGCGGTTGTTACATGCTGCGCTTAGTCGGCGGGGCTTGTGCGCCTTGTCGGGATGAGTATGGGTTGGAGTGAGATGATGCGCAAAACACGGTATTTCTGGCTTTACATGGTTGGCAGTTGGTCAGCTCTGATTGGTGCCGGCGTTATTGGCTACCTGTTTATGGAGTTGATACACCCAGCATTCGGTAGTTTTGTGACAGCGTGCCTAGCCTTTTGGACGCCGTACAAGGTTGTCGAGCCGCTTTGTGAATGGTGCGTCAATAAGGAGCTGGATATGGAGCCCAACCAATGAACCAAATAACCCACCTACAGCAAGCAGAGGCTGACGGACGCTCAGTAACCCTGATGCCCTCGGAGCTGACGGAACTCGACGCGGAGATAGACAGCTGGATCAGCATGTACCGCAACGCCGCCAACTGGCGCGACCGCGTTCGGCGCGTAGCACTGGAGGCGCGTGATGCGCTGAGGGCGCATGATCCGGGGAGCCTGGTGGCGAAGAAAGTGAAGGACGTTGTAAAAGGGGAGGATGCATGACCCACAAACTACGCATGCAAATCGCAGAAGAGTTTGGCCAACCCTTTGCCGATGTTGTCAAAGGCTTTGCTGATGACGGCTACAGCATCGGAGGAGCTGCCAGGATACTGGAGTACCCAGAAACCAGTTTTCGGACTTACGTCAATGCTAAAGGGTGGTCCAATTGGTTCTGGATAGACCCTGGACACTGCAAAAACAAATTGGACGCAATACGTAATAGGGAGATGACCGAAAAATGGCGTGAGTCATGCCAGCGCAACGCGCAAAAGAAGGCGTATAAAATTACGTATAACGGCGTAACAGACAGCTTAGCAGGCCACTGCCGGCGCTTGGGTATTAACAGACGGACAGTGAGAGGGCGCCTTGAGCGCCACCCCGGCGATTATGATTATGCGTTTTCGACCGAGTACCACCACAACCCACGAATGACCGGAAAGGGGAAGCCGCAATGCAGGAACTGATGAGAGCGCTTAGAGTCAGCTATGAGCAACCCTGGAAACGCGGCCACATTACGCCGGGCATGAGCGCCAAAGCGGCTATTGTGGCTAACACTGCGATTATGAGGATGATGAGATGCGACGGATAAGGTGCAAAAACTGCGGACGCTTGCTCGGGATACTGAGAGACGCCAGCATCCGAAAAGGTACGGTCTATACGTGCAAAGAGTGCGCGGAGAATCCAGACATTCCAGAGTTTTTGAAGGGGATATTCCGATGAACGCCAGAGAATACCAACTAGAACACAACCTCACCGATGCGCAGATGTGCCGGCTGCTCAATGACGCCAAGGCGCCGGAAGAGAGTCCCGTGTTTGAGTACCGTTACGACAAGCTAAAATCAGGCCAGGCATCGGCACGAGGGTTTGAGATCAAGGCGCTTTTGGTGGCGACTGACGAGCAGGCGGATCGTTATAACTGATGGTTTTATGATTATAGCAAATCTGTCTAACAAAGACGTTTACCGCACAGCGTACCCGGATTATGCTTTGGGTAAGTCAACAGAGGAGACTATCTATGACACTTTACCAACACAAAGACGGCATATTTGTAGCTCGTGAGAAGCGCGACAACGTAACTTACATCAGCCAAGGGCTAACACAGGATAGCGCGTATTATGCGCTGTGTGAGAAGCTAGACGGTCTTTTTGCAGCCAAGTGTGACCGGGAGGCGGCAAAGTGGACGTAATCAAGTGCAGCTCAGACCCATTTAGCGAGCTCAACATCATGCGCCGGGATCTGCATATCGGCAAGTTTTTGTGGGGGCAGGCCAATCGCGGCTATTACGACAAAAGTGATGCCGCCAAAAAGCTCAACCGGGCGCGCCATAGGCTGCGCTGTTACCTCTACGGCCAAACTGAAACCTACGTGCCCCACATAGAGACGACAATCTACGGCATCCCGTGCGGCATCGTTGTCGAGTCGTACACGCCGGGGCATAACGGCGGAACTGATGAGCCGCCATGCTGCGCAGATGCGGAGTGGTTTGTCGTGGATCGCCACGGATACCGGGCAGACTGGCTACAGGACAAGATGGATTGGAGCGACATTAGGCGGATTGATGGGGAGTTAGGGGTATGAACGAGCTGACCAACAAAGAGCTGGTTGACCGCATCGAACTTGAGGCAGGCGGAGCACTGGCACGCGAGGTTAAGCGCCGCCTGGAAGCGCCCGTACCTGTGAACGTCGAATACGAAGCGTATGTTGACAGGTTGCAGCGGGAGGCGGGCAAGTGACTTTGATGGAATGGGGGCTCGCTGTTGGTGGCGTGCTCCTGATTAAGACTTTGATAGGAGATGATGGGAATGACACACCGTAGACGGGCAAGCGCTACTGACAACAGCGCTGTGATTGAGCGCCTGGAGCGCGAGCGGGACGACTTACGCGCAGCTCTGGATAATTGCAGGGCAGACTTGCAGGCAGAAAAGCATCGGCGGCAAAAATGTGCAGCCGCCCCACAACCTTGTGACTCACAAAACGCCGAATCTGATACACAACGGGATTTGTCGTCTGCGGGTGATACACAACCTCCCGCATAGGGCTGGACGCCGCATAAGGACGCTTGGGACAGGGCAGACCAGGCCGTTAAGCGGTATCTGGATAAACAGGCCGTGTGGAACGAACTAAAACCCCGCCCCGAACCGCCGGAGGAAACATGACCCCAACAAACTACACCCTAATAGCGCTCACAATTGCGGTCGCCATAGGCATAATGGTCCGCGAATACCGCACCCGAAAACAGCGCACCCGCGCTATCGAACTAACCTGGGACGCCCGCCACATGATCGAATGCGGCGCAATCCTGGCGCCCATCGTCGTAGAACGGGCAATGGAAGAGTGCGAAAAGCTGGGCATGATTGACGAGTCCGCAATGCTGGAAGAGTATTTTTGCACGCATTGGTTGGGACAGCGATGAGAGTCCGCAGCTCAACGCACGAAACCGAAACCGGCCAGATCACAACCGGGGCCACCATCGACGCCGGCCCCGGCAAACCGCAAACGGCTGTGACGTTTCGCGTGGGTGATTGGGGCTGCGATATACTGACGGTATTCCGTCCCAACCCTCGCGTTACGTTTGCTGCGCATGATCGGAGTGAGCGGGTGCGGTTTAAGTTTTGATCTATATGCGTACCGTGAGTATGCTTTTTGGGCTATTCTTAAACCAGATTGGCTCAAAATCTATTAGTGAACCGCAACGGGACACAAAATCTATAAACAGCGCAGATAATCTATCAGGAGGCGGTTATCTGCGTTATTTTTTATCCCACCATCTCGGGCGTCAAAGTCTGACGCCCCGCCTGCCCATACTCCGCACTGTACGTAATAACGTCCGCTGAGCGCCCACTCAGATACCCGCCATTGGCCGCATGTGCATCCTTGGCCGCCATGGTACGGTGCTGCTCTACCACCATCAGGTTAGTCTCCTTGGCCGCCAGGTGGTGCAGGTGGCCAATATGCGCGTAGCTGTACTTGGTGCGCCCAAAAACCTCGCGAAACTGAGCCGCAAACACGTCCGCAATGTGATCCAGTTTGCGTTTGTGCCCATGGTGGAAAAACAGCGATGTATTGCCCCACTCAAAGCAGTTATACGTTGACGGGCTCTGGTCGACGGTAACGCGGGGCTCTGCTCTCAGAAACTGCGCAAACATCTCACGCAACCAGATCCCGCCAGTAGGGTCGTGGTTGGCGTCACACATGACGACATGCACATGCGGGTACTTGTCCAGCATCATCGAGATCACACGGCGCATGCAGTGGATCACTGTGCGTACCATGTAGGCATAGCGGGTATCCGCGTCGAGCTGGTTACCGCTCGCTGGTGTGACCGCCTCAAGGCTGTCGTGGTGGAGCAGGTCGCCAAGCTGTGCCAGCACGCCCACTTGAGCGTCAGGAGCTTGCTCTATGGCTTTGTGCATCCATCTGGTAAGCATAGCCTCGGCTATGTCGGTATCCCAATCGGCACCGGTCTCTTCGCCCCACGAAAGCATCCCCATATGGTAATCCGTGAGAATGTGGACGTTGCAGAGATCGGGGTTAGCGGATATGCAGGTGGCAGGTTGTGGGGTGGCGGGCTTAATGCTTTCGGACAGGGCTGATACGGCTTCGCGCATCAGTTCCAGTTGCCTTTCCTTGTCCGGCTCGCTGATTACCCATTCTTGCTTTAATTGCCCGTCTACGTAGTTAAGTGAGTGGCGCTTGACTTTATAAGGGTCTGGCATGGGGTGAGTCATGTCGTGCTCAGGGCGGTCGTTGTGCAGTGCTGCCCTGGCCTTAACCCGTCGAATCGTCCTGTTGACGTTTGGCCTTTGCTTACCAATTCGGCGGGCTATCTCTCCGCCAGTCAATCCCTGCTCGTGCAACTCCATAACTTCGCGCTGATACTCATCAAGCGCATAATCAGACAGGGCCATAACATACTCCACCTGTTGTTATTACCCGTATTGTGGGCCTTGTGGCGGAGTTGTGCAAATACCGGTCAGTCGTAGCCGGACTCCAGCGCATCCAGGTACCGCACAAGCTCCCGGTGATCCTGCTCGCTGTAGCAAATCATCCCATCACCAGCCCGCCACACCTTGAGATCACTCGGAGCCGCTGGTTTTGTCGGCATCTGGCCTGTACTCACGCACCCGGCCATCACCGTACTCATCAGCAACGTATTGAGCAGAGTCTTCGTCGATTGCATCGCGGCGCTCTTGGGCTTTGTCGGCTTTGCGCTTAGACCGCCACTGCCGGAACATCTCCAGCAGGGCGTTAAGTAGTGCGAGCAGCTTAGTCATCAATCAAGTTCTTGGCGTTGCCGAAGTTCCACCCAAGCGCGTTGACCACTTTGCGGATCTTGCGGATAACTTTATTGTCCTTATCTGTCGGAGTCACGGTAGCAATAGCGGCAGCAAGCGCAAACGTATACGCAAAGATGTCTGCGATTACTTTCGGGTTTTCGGTAATGTACTCAATCATCGTCTGTCTCCAGCGTCGTATCATCGGTTTGCCCGGTCACCCAACACAGGAACCGGGCCATGTTATCCAGCGCCCACAATCCGGCACGGCACCACCAAAGGAAGGCAACTAGCATCAGGCAAATGCCCCAATGGCCCACATCACTCAGGGTCGGCAGCGTCCAGCGCCTCTTTAAGCGTGACAGTATCGCCATCAACTACCCCCCACTTTGCCGGGTTGCCCATTTCACGGTCGTGCCTGGTGTCTCCATGGTAGCGCGTTTCGCGCTCGCCGTGCCAGAGCCCATCGGGGTAAACGCCTATACCCGTAAAGCCGAGGGATACCATGCGGCGCACGACCTCGCGGGGATTGGCACCTGGAGCAAAAAAGTCTACGGCGCGGACCTCTCCGTAGTAACTTGCGTTATGCTGCGATTTGTCGTCCTGCCCGTTGTGCCGTCCAACAGCACCATCTACAGGGGAGATATAGATCATGGAGCGGATCTGGAATCGGAGGATGTCCATTCGGACGAGCAGATTGGGGTCAATCTTGGAGTACCAGTTTCCGCCCCGGTTGAATTCAGCGGCTTTGAAGTGTTGCAGGTACAGCATACATCCCCCTACGGCTCGTGCTCTTCAAACCAACGTTTTTTGGCCTCATCTGCCTCTATTGCAGCACGTTTTGCCTTTCGATTCCATAGGTACGTGCCTATACCCAACACGATACCGATAACCGCGCCCCATTCCTGTAGGCCCCAGGCTGACACGGCGGCAATCCCTGCCCCCGCGTAGCTGATTGGGCCAGATGCCTTTGTGTGGATTATCGGCTCTGCCTGCTCTATCGCCCTGCGTACTGCTTCACCGCTCACTGCGCCTCCCGTTGTCTGCGTACTGCTTCACCGCTCACTTATTCCTCCGATTATGCGTAATTCGGCCCGGTCAGCCACGCCGACCCGTCGAAGGCCCAGCCGATTTGATTACCGGATGAAGGCGATATATCCCATACAAACATCCCTGACCGGTAGGGTGCTCCGGTTCCTGTCGGCTGAGCCGTCGCCAGAAAATGGTTTTTTCGGCTTTGATTCACCTGGTGAGGGACACCAACGTCCAGCGCTGCGAGCGAAGGCGTCGATATGGTAAACGACCGGATGCGTGCGTTGCTTGTCCCGCCTGACCACATCACATAAAGCGTCTTTACTTCGCTGGACAGCTTGATCTTAACTGTCCGGTCATCGTCATTTCCGTTTTGATAGCATCCACCGAATCGCGTAGACGTATTGAGAGACCGCCCCCCGGTTACAAAGTCTGTAACAGCGGGGTCGATCTGAGTGCCGCCGCTATCAAGCCCAACAAGTACCAGCCGCCCCGGCTGGTCGTTACTATTAGACCACCGAATGATAAGTTCTTTAACGTCATTAGTATCAACGCTTACGCCAAGGGCGTCAGTGTTATTGGCTTGCAGCTCCACATAATCCGCATTCAAAACAGTGTTGTTTTCGGCATACGTTTCGTTGCCCACTCCTGCGGATGTCAGACGAAAGCATCCGCCCGTGTAATAAGCTCCGGCCCCGTCATATTCTACAGTCTGATCCGGCAAAAACCCGGATTCATACGTTTGCAGGGCGCGATCTTCAAAAATCGCAAAGTCTTGAATGGTTACAAAGTTTTCACCGTAAGTTGACTGATCGTCAATGTAATCGCCGGCCTCGTATTTGTCCTGTGTAGCCGACGCTACAACGGCAAAATCGAACTTGTTGGCGAAACTGTCTCCGGGCCTAATTCTGGCCTGCGGCTCGCTGTTTGCTTCGCTTCGTGCCGCAATAGAGCGGTTGTCTTTTGCGTTTTCGCACAAAAACGGAATGGCCTCCGCTCCGGCGTGCTCGAAAAGCTCAAAAGCAGGCCGAATAAATACGTTGTTGTTGATAATGTTCCCGGTAACTTGACTGCCGTCAAGCCACACTCCATACCTCTCAATCGTATCGTTAAAGGTAGATCCGTTTGTGTAACGACCGCCGATAATAACATTTTCGTTTGTGCTACCTTCGTCGCCCGTACCGTCAGGCATAGGCCGAAACCGCATAGAGTACTTGTTGTTATTCAGGAGCCCCACAACAATATTGTTGTAATTGGCGCCTCTACCAAAGCCCCAATGATCGTACCCGATGGTAAAACCCTGGATGCGACGAATGGAAATATTGCCGGTGTCAAAGTTATACGTCCGTGCTCCGACTACGCCGGTAGACGACCAATCTGACGGCGTCTGGCGCTCGATCCAGATATTCTCAATGCGTCGATGGAATATGCGGATGCTGTCACTGACCGTCCCGAATTCAACAGCAGGTTCATTTGCTGAGCCCGTATACAGGAGCTTGCCCTCAAAAATAACGTCCGCACCACCGTTAGGGACAAGCTGCGTTGTCTGGTCAATCTGCCACGACTTCCCGATGTCCTCGATTACATGAGGGCGCCCGTAATCTTCAGCCGCGATAGACGCCGCTTCAAGAGCCGCTACGTCTTCAGATGCATTTCCGCGACCGCCGCCAAACCACGAGGTTAAAACTTTATCTTCATAGGGACGCTCCCAAATGTTGCCATTGTTATCTTCAAACTTGATGCCACCGTCATCCGTCCCGCTTGACTTGTAGAGCGGACCGGCACCGCGCGTCCCCACACCGTAATACCCCGAAAGCCACAACCGCTCAAGATTCGCCGGGAACGAGCTGGTGCGGAGGGTGGAGACGGAATCGACGGAAACGGTGTCCTGAAACTCAGAGGCCATATCCTCTTTCAGAACCTTAACGTCATCTCCGGTAGACGAATCCCGAGCCAACAAGTAATCCGCATCGGTTACGTTTTGGAGTTGGTCGAGCTGGATTAGGGTTTTGGTCATTGGTGGCTCCGGTTAAAAAAGTACATAACTAAAAACTGGGACAGTGCCAATACTTGTGTCGTTGTACCCTATTGATAATGATTCAGCCTCCGCATAACTAACGCCAATTGATCCGCTGGGATTCAAAAAAAATCTTTTCCGCGACTGAGAATCATGGCTATACACATCACCTATTGGGTTAGATGGCCTGGCCCAAGATGGTATAACTCCAGTGTCGCTGATGACAGTGGAAGCGCTTGAGTGAGTTAAAAACCCGTTGAAATTTACAGTGACAACATTGCCAATACGAACAACTTTCACGCTATCGCCAGCATCAAAATCCCCACCAAGCTCAACCGTAGCCTCCCAATAACCCAGCTTATCCGAGTCAAAGTCACCATCGCCAGGTGTGGCGGCGTCAGTAACACGCCCAAACTGCACCGTATCGCTGGTGCCAATATTCGCCCGAAGCGGCCCCGCACCGCCGTTAACAGACCGAACCGCACCTTCCCGAACCGTAGTGTCAGAAAGCGCGTTAAGCTCTGCCTGAAGGGCGTTAATCCATGTAGCAAGCTGGTCAATCTTGGTCTGAAACTCGCCCGTCGTGATCTCGCTGTCGCCAAGCTCATTGTCACCGGGCAAAGTACTATTAGGCATATGCTTAGAACCCCTGAACTATTGCGTCTATTGTAGCACCTGTCTCCGCTCCACTGGAATCGTAAGCCTTAACAAGTGGCCCGTTCGTTTCGTCTTTGTCGATGATTCGCAGCACTTCGGCAGTGCCGGCATCATCCTGCAAGGTCATGTTGACGGTCACAATTTCGCGGTAACTTTTCTGTATCGGCAGCCGTGTCCCGCCCGAACTGATCGCCACATCCCCAAGCCGCTCCTCAACATCATCAACATCAAGGCGAGTAAATATCTGCTCGACAATGGGCGGGGCCGTTGATTGTTGCGCTGGTATGGTCAACTTAAACGTATACACGCCAACTTCCGCCTCAACTGAGCCGGGGAACGCGATAAACGAACTCAGCCCCGGCGGAATGTACTCAACGGAATCATTGTCCGCGTTGTTAATGGTGGTCGTTACTGTGAGGTCCGCGCCTTCGTCAGCAGCCAACACCTCATAGGTCCACGTATACTCTACACGCTCATACTCAGCCGAATAGAACTTTGTCGTTGCATCCTGGCTATAAAACAGGTCCGTTGAGTCAGCATAAAACCCGCCAATCTCCAGAGCCTCAAGATGGTTGTTACTGTTAACGAAAGCACCAATGTAGGAGGCGCTGGACTGAACCTGGAAGCGCTCGTCTGCGCCCTGATACGTCACGTTGAATGGCTGCTTTACGCCACCGCTGACAACGCTGAAATCGTAGATTTCCTGCTCGCCGCCGGTCCATGTAGGAGCTTCCGTCTGCTCGTCGATGACGTTTTCAACAAGCGGATCACCAAGCCCCGCAATCAGTACGGCAGGGTTATCCGACACGTTGCCGGTCGTGTCAATCGCTTTTACAAGAAACGTCTTAGTGCCGGCAAACTCGTCTACTTCAAAGCGCGTCTCGGTAACGACGCCCTCATGGGCTGGCGTGGCGTCTACCCACGTCTGGCGGTCGCGGTTGTGGAAGCGGATCAAGTAGCCTGCCAAATCCAAAGGCGCGCTGGGCAGTTGCCATTTGAGGATGCGCTTTTCCACAAATAGCGTAGGCACATCAGGCGGCGGCACGGACTTGCCTACTACGTCATACTGGATCTGCGTCCATGCCGAGCGAAAACCAAGCCCGCTGATGCCTCTAACCCGAATATCATAGGGCACATCGTCAACGTCGCTGATCTCTATTTCATCGTCTTGCCAAAACGTACCGGCATCAATCCATTGTGTGCGGTCAGAGCGTTTAAACTGGATATCATAGGCGCGGGCAGAAGGCTGGTCGTCCCACGACACCGTAAGGCGTACATGCACAGCAGAGCGCGTGACAGTCTCGTACAGTTCTTCTGTGACGCTCACGTTCTCCGGGGCTGATATACCTACCGCATCAGGAATATCCAGCGCAGGCGGATCGTCAATCGCCAGCACATCGCCTTCGGTCCAATCGTATATGGCCGGGTCGTCTTCGCGGAGCTGCAACTGCACGCCAGAATCAAACGAAACTTCCATGCTCTCGACGCGGAAAACACGCTTATCCCAGCCCAGCCCGTCAACGGAAAGCGTTACGCGGTCCCCTGGAGACAGTGCAACGGTGCGAAACTTGAAGGCCGCATTGACGGACACGCCAAAGCGGTTGCGCTCGATGTTGATCTTTGCGAGGCGCCGGGCCATAGTGCCTGAGTTGGTCCATGCGAACTCAAAGGATTTTTCCAGTACCTCTTTATCCTCGTCCACGTAGTCATCAATCAGAAGTTGGCTAAATCCTACGGACTCAAAATTCTGCGATTCGTCAACATACGTCCCGCTCGCCTTGTTGTGGCGGTTGCGCTTGCTTGGCCCCGGCTGGAACGAAAGGCCGCCGATCATGTCCGATTCGTCCAGATCCATAACAGGCGACGAGTAAGCGCCAGGAACCATAGACCACTGACCCTGAGAATAAACCGGAAACGCAGCGCCTGCCTGAGCTACTGAGTTCAGTAGCTCCAAAGGTGTGATCTGGAATTTGAACGTGCCGTTTGCGGTGTAGCGGCGTTCCGTTGTTCCCGGCCCGGTCGCCACCTGCTCATCCGAGATATCAGCCGCATCCGCAAACGCTTGCAAGTCAATATCCGCGTCAGGAATCCCAAATGTGCGATCCCAACGCAGAATGTCAAGCATGACAAGCGCGTGGTTGTCGGTGTAGCCAGTGCTCCCATCGCGGGGGTCGTAAATCTGATTGCGCCCCCGGACGGTGAACTCCAAGCGAGGAAGACCGGAATCCTGAAAAGTATCCTTGTCGTAGATAAAATGCACCCAGACGTAAGCTTGAAAGCTAAGTCTGTGGTCGGTTGTCCAGTTGGGCGGCTGTAGCGTTTCGTCGCCATAAGAGACGTTGGCTGACGGAATGAATGCAGAAAAGCGGTTGCCGTGTACTGACCAGTAAAGCTGATTGTCTCCGAGGCTGGTGGAGGTGTCCCGATTCATTAGTCCGTTAACGCCAGGGCCGTTACTGGTCGCTACCAGTTCCCCGTCAGCCCACACCTCTTCAATCTCTTCGACCTCATGCCCTGCCAGAACATAGCAGGCCCAATACGCCGCCTTGTCTTTACCGTTGGACGCTGCGTAAACCAGCTGCCCGCCCGTCCGCACGCGCCCGTAGATGCCTTGCCGTGCTGCCGTGGGCTGGCGAACGGTGCGGGTGCGGTCGGTGTATTCCCGTTCAGGAATAAGGCTGGAGACGTAATCACGCAGCGCGTCTTTGGCGTAATTCCACTGGCCAAAGGTAATGAGATTCATGGATTGGTTGAACAAATCCTCAGCAAAGCCGAGCGGATCGCTGAAAGCATCCTTTACCGGATCAACAATCTCATCTTCAAACCAACCCATTATTCAAAATACTCCGACTGCGGCCAGATGATCTTTTTGTCAGCCACCTGGGCGACGAATTCAAAGCCTTTATCGCCGGGATACTTGGCTTGCTGGTCAGCGTTCACGTTGCGCTCAATCTTGACGCGGTTCCAGTCTGCGAGGCGGTCACGCACCGTAACCTTGATGCTGGCCTTTTGCCCGTAGGTAAAGCTCACCTCATCAGTGAACCCAACAAAGTAGGTCATTGGATCGCCCAGCGCGTTTCCGTCCTCATCTAGCATCACGACATAGCAGCGTGCATCTCGGTTGAGGTAATTGGAGCTGCCGATTGTCTGGAGCACCGATTGGTTGATGCCGGAAAGAGACACCGAGTATTCCTGCGGATCAAGGTCTGTGTTCTCCGAAAACGAAGAGATAGAGCCCAGGTTGCCGCCACCTGTGTATGTGACACCATCAAATGTGCGTGTTTCGTACAGGCTGGAGAATCGAATGGGGGTATCGAACTCCAGTCGGACAAGGAACGCCATGCGGAAAACGCCCGATTCCAGGGCAGTAATAACGGATGCGGGTATGTCCCTCATATATCCAGCGGCTCCCGACACTCAATGGTGACATTGTAGATAATCGGCGCTGTCATTGACCATCCGGCCTGATCGTCATCGACGAGCATCATTTGAGAGCGTGGGCTGTCGATGCTAACGGTTGCTCCAGCCGATACGGTTGTACGCATCGGCGGGGCAAACTCAATGGTTGTTCCGGTGACGGAATTGGTCACTTGCTTTAATTCCCCATTAAGCTCAAAGAAATCACCAGGCGCCAGGATCTCTGTGTCAGATGGCGCAAACCCGGACGCCTCAATAGACGACTCGCCGCTAAGAACCTCAGCGTCCAGAGTGCCGCTCTGAGTTGCGGTCCCGTAAAGCTCATCATCGGACGGAGTAAGCCAGAAGCGCCCCGCACGCCCTCTCAGGGAGCCGAGAAACGCCTTTAACTCTCTGGCATCACGGCCTTGCCGATTGGAGAACGTCAATGTGGCCGTCCAGCGCGCGCCCTCCATTTCGCGTGTCTGGGTCGCGCCGTTCAGGTCAGCCGTGAACGTCTGGGTGTTGTAGCTCAGCGTCCACTCCTCATTGTCTGGCGTGATGTTAGGGAAGTCTTTAACCGCCATTAGCTACGCGCCCCCACTGTTCGGCTCATTTGCCCGCCGTTCTGAGCGGCCTCAATAACAGCCTGCTTTGCCATGTTGCGAATCATGGGCGCACTCTCTAGGATCTGTTGCTTGGCTTCACGGCGGGCGTTATCCGAAAGCTGGAACACCTGCGTCACGTTGCTACTGTTGCCGCTGTTGATCTGGTGGTTGGGCGTTACGTGCCCGCCGCCGTTCATGGTGACAATTTCGGGTCCGTTTTCGCCCACCATGTAGGACTCGCCGGCACGGACTTGGCCGCCGGTTTTGCGGCCTGAGTATTCCTGTTGCTCAATGGCTGCTACTTGCACCGCTGTGAGGGCGCCGATTGTGCCGGCTAATGCGATATTGACAGGCGGGGGAGCGGACGCAAGGGCTTTTTGTACGGCAAGGGCACCCGCAATGGCAGCCTCCGCTTGGGCCATACGCTTGTAGGCTTGGAAGGAATCCTCACCCCCTTCCTTCATGATCTGCTTAAGGTTGCCCATGGCACCGCCGATTGCGGCTATGGCCGACTTGGTAGAATCGGACGCGCCTTCCATAGAGTCGGCCAGCATCATGCCGATATCCGAAAATGAAGCGTTGGCTGCTTGCTGAATATCCCGGAACTGATCTTTCCAGCTTTGTACGGCTTCCTTGGTTTCGTCTCCGGGCTTCTCAACCGTTAGCGCATTGGCCAGCTCCCTGAACTCGTCAGCGTCAATCAGCCCCTCAGCAAGCGCATTTTCAAGCCGGCGCAATACAGATTCTGTTTCAAGCAGGCTATCCAGCGCGGGGTTAGCCTGCCGGCGCAGTTCCTCCAGGTCGCGGGCTGCAATCTCAAAGGAGCGGGTTTCATAGGCTTCATCGATCTTGGCAAGCTCTTGCGTAAGCGTGCGAACATCCATCGCGCCATCGGCAAACTCAGGGAACGCTTGCCCAAGTAGATCAACCTCTTCTTTTAGGGTGCGGACGCTTAACGCGGCCTGATTTGAGCCTTCACCAAAGTTATTCTGCGAATTACGGGCCATTTCAAGACGAGACTCAAGCCCTGAAATTTCTCGCTCTAGCTCTTCAATCCGGTTTGTGAAAATGGGAAGGCCAGCTTGAGCCCCAGGCTCGCTCTCCAGCCTAGCAAGCTCTTCACGCAAATCGGATAGGCGAGATTCCATCTCGGGAACGGTATCAATTATATCGCCAGCAACGATCCGACCGGCCATAAAGCCGAGCGCTTCACCAAACGTCTGGATACCTTCGGCGGCATCAAGTCCTAATTCAGCGATATTCATTAGCCCGCTGGCGACTGCTTCGATAGACTCAGCATTGTCGGCAACGCGGCGGGCGAACTCCGTCGACAGGATATCGCTCATCCTGTTCAGTTCGTCGTTAGCGTCCCTTGCGCCCTGAGCGGTTTCATTGGAGAGAATGCGCCCCTGTTCTCGCAGTTCCCGGATTTGATCACGAAGCGCTTCTGTGCCTTGAGCAAGAGCGGCTGCAATCTGCGGGCCGGCATCCTCACCAAACAGCTCGGAAGCGCGGGCGGCACGGCGGGATTCGTTTTCGATCTGTGTCAGTCGCTCAATGGCAGCATCAAGTACGGGCTGAGTTGCCCGCATCTCGCCATTTGCGTTCTGAATGGAAATTCCAAGCTGATCGAAGGTGTCACCAGCCGCGCCGGTCCCTTGCTCTGCCAGACCAAGACGACGGTTGAAACGACGAAGCGCCCCGGTAGTCGTGGACTCAGTTATGCCGGCCATATCCGAAAAGGCTTTGGACAGCTCTTGTATGCGCTCGGCAGAGACGCCGGCAACGTCGGCAAGCTCACTGATTTGTGCAGTCTGGCGGATATTATTACGAATGGCACGGATTGCGGCGCCTGCACCTAATGCAGCGATGCCGGCACCAAGAGCGCGGACAGCGGTGGTAGCCCTCCTGGACGCACCACGCAGCCCCTGAATCTCTTTCTCGGAGCGCTTAACCCCCTGAGTCCGCGCCCGTATCGCAAGATCAGCTACATCAGCCATTCGACTTTCTCCGGGCCAATTCTTTAAACTTGGCAGTCACATCAATGCCCTCGGTCACGGGCCAGTAGGGCGCGTCGGCTCTGGGATCGCGGGATTTGCTGAGCTGTCCGACGTAGGCAGTCGAAAGATGATGCAAGGTTTCCGCCTCCCATGGCGTGAGGTCGGCGCCGGTAACGTCAGCCCACGCGCCAATTTCCTGAAACCCAACGGGCTCAGGGCCAGAGCGGCAGTAACCTAATCCATCTAGCGAGTCCAGCAAGTGTTGCCCCCATTCGATTTCCGGCAACTGACGCCGGTTGTCACCCTGTGGCAGCGAGTGAGCGCGGGAGTGTTTGTGCTTGTCCGGTACAGCGTGCAACCACGCCAACTGCCGGACGCACAACGTCAATCGCTCCCGCGCCTGCTGAAAAAAAGGGCGCGGTTGTTGATGGCCCGGTTGATCTGCTCAGCGAACCAGTCACAGTCCTCACGGCACAGAAGCTCAACAGCCTCCTCGCTATCAGGGCTGATCGGTTCCCCGCCCGCCGTCACGTTCTCCCAGCTCTTGACGCCCGCCAGGATCAGCCGAGCGCCGCGCCGGTCAAGCTCGTCCTCGTCATCCGTCTTGGCCTCACGCGCAATCTCCATCACGGCCTTGCGGTAGGGCTTGGCGTCACGACCGTAGACTTCTACCGTAATATCCGTCGGGTTGCCCAGCGGGTCACGGATTTCGACGGTCGTGGTGTCTGAGCGTTCGAAGGACGTGATATCCATTACGCGGCAACCTCAACAATTTCGCGGTCAATCTCAACGGTGACGGATGCGCCGGTAATCTGGTTGATGCTGCCCACGTTGGTGGTGTAGCTGTAAATCTGCCCGGTGAAATACTGCACGGTGCCGTCCTGGAGCGTGACCTTGAAACTGTGAACAGTGTCCCGCTCTGCTCCATCAACGCCAGCAATCAGAATATCCTGCCCAGCGTCGGACGGATCGCGACCAAGCTGCATAGTCAGGGCGCCATCATTGACGGTTCCCTTGCGCTTCACGGTGCGACGGGTACCAAGCGGGTTATGCGTGACGACCTCATACTCCGGACCGTATTCACCCATATCGGTGATTTCACCAACGGTCGTATAGGTCAGGGTAGAATAACCGGCTTCGTCGAATGTTGCGGGGGTGTCGGCAACCACTTCAAGGGTAGTGCCTGCCGAGGTAAATACGTTGCTCATTAGTGTGCCTCCACATGTGGGAATAGCCTGTCTCCCGACAGTCTACTCGTATGTTACCACACTATGGGGGCTGGGCAATATGGGCGGGTTATGCGCTATACTCAACAGTAACCGGAATCATCAACCGATCATCCATCGTCACAAACTGCTGTTGATACGGATGCCGCCAAACCCGAACCAGCCCAATGTCTGCGCCTTTCGGGAACACAGCCGCCACGTCATCTGCCACCTTGCCAATCTGGATCACGCCATTGCCTGGACGGGTCGCGGCGCTCACCTGAAAGATGCCTTGCGGAACATAGCTGTCACTGTAGCCCAGACCGTTGTCTACGCCCTCATTGGGCAGAAAACGAACTTCCAGCCATTCGCCAGACTCGGGCGGCGTGAAGTCTACACCAGGGTAGGCAATCGGGTAGCCGAGGCCAGCGTTACCAATAGCGTCATAGAAGGCGGTTTGGATCTGGTTATTGGTTATCATCGCATCACTCTCCGCCGAATGTTCCGCGCCTCACGTTGCACGATCTGGTCCCAATTCTGAACAGCCAGCCGCATGAAGCCATCTTGCGCCTCACGCACGCGGGCGTAGTTGGCCGTCCACCCAAATACAATCTCATCGTCCGTGTCGGCGCGGGAAAGTACCGCTGCCAATGCTTCCGCGTCCCAGTCTGGTTGCTGCTGGCCGGTGTTCTCGCTTGGCCCTGACGGCATACGGTTTAGCGCAGCCGTGCCACTGTTACGCAGAAACCCCGTATCCACGCGCATGCTCCCGCCCTTAAAGGTTGGCGTCTGCGCTTGCTCCACCACGGACTGGACGGACTGCCGATAAACAGCGCGCACTCGCGCTTGTGTCTGCCTAACCCACTGGTCAACCTGTGCGTCAAAGCTACTAGCCATCCGAAAAGCCCTCAATGCGACGAACTTCGCCCGCAAAGTCTACGGTAACACGCTCACGGCAGCGGCAGTTAATGATGTTGGCTGCCGTAGCACCTAGGCTGGTATCGCCAGGATACATCAATCGCGACCCGTCAGGCGCGGTAAACGGCTCGCCTCTAGGTCGTGTCTGCCCGTCCATGCTGCGGTGCTGGTCGCGTGTCCGACTGCCCAGCGTGGCGTCCCATGTTCGGGTAACGTCATCGGGATTCAGGTCGCCCTCATCCATCGCCTGCTCTAGGCTTTCATGCTGCCCAGCACGCAACGCATTGATAGACTCAGTGCGTGCGATAGTCTCGCCCCGATAACGCTGTGTGCGTGCCTGCATTTGCGTTATGGCACGATCGATTGTTTTCTGATCCAGCGGCTCGCCTTCCTCGATTGCGCGGCGAATGCGGCCATCGAATCGCTTGTCCCTAAGCTCGCGCTGGAAGTAGTCGGAATCCAGGTTTTCCAGTTGGTCGCGGGCCCGTGCCGACCACTCCGCTTGGCGCCGGGTCGTACCAATAAACCCGCCAACCCGCTTGCGCGTCCGCTGGTCAATGCGCCCTACCAGATCCAGAGCTGAGGAGCGAGGATTGCGCCCTTGCGCTATAGCGTCCTGCATACGCTCACGGACCATCTCTTTCTGATCTTCGACAACCTCCGTAATGAGCCGGCTGGACTCGCGCTGTATCCACTGCTCCGCTCGGGAGTTGCGGATATCGAAGCGCATGGTGACGGCACCGTCCTCAGTTGGAATTGAGCCCACCTGCTCTGCGCCTGTCTTGCCGCCTGTCCTGTATGCTTGGCGTAGCGCCTCCTGCATAGGCTCGAAAGCCGCCGCGCTGATCCCCAACATGCGCAGCACGCCATCAACGTCGCCTTGCTCCAGCCGCGCCTCGATATCCTTAATCACGGCATCATCGCGGATCTGCTGTACGGCCTGCTCAAATGCGCGCTGCATTTCCTGGCGTTGTTCTTGGGAGATTTTGCGCAGGTTGGGCATAGGTCAGCCTTTGCAGAATATACGCCAGACGATAGTGGTTCCCGCCCCCGGCACAGGATCAACCCGAATAATCTGATGCTCCAACCCGTCAATCTCAACGACACCCTCAAGCGTAGGCTCGCGACCAAACACGCCGGCTGTAACCTGCAAGTCACTGGCCGCAATGTAGCCCTCCTGCACGTACTGCGCAGCCACACCCCGGACAGTCGCGTCCAGTGTGTAGGGCGTAGGCGTACCGGGCTGCGGATCGTAATCCGGCCCGGTCTGCTCGCCAGGGTGGATGTAGCGGACTGTGCCTTGCTGAAACTCAGCCATCAGCTCAGAGGCTACGCCCTGGAGGTCGTCGTAGATGGTAGCCAATGCTTACCCCAGCCTCGTTTTGCCAGTCAGTTTATTGGGCACGCCACCCGGCGCATTGGACAGCAACGGAGCCAACACCATGTCGATCTTCTCGATAACGGGCTTCTGGCGGTCGCTCCAATACTGCACGGAAATGGCGCCATCTACAGATACAGACTTGCGCGTTTGTCCGGGGATAACGTCAGGCGTCAGGAATCCGGGCTCGCCAAGCTCCCTGAGTGCAGCCTCATACGTTGCTCGCTCAACCTCACGCGGAATCTCATCATCGGGGATCAGCTTCCAATCCCACTTCTCCCAGACATAAGCCCACTCGCGGGGCCATTCGCGCACCTGGTCGCGCCCCTGAGTGCGGTAGCCACTGAACGAACTGCGATACTGGCCGTCGATGTACTCAGACGCACGGACAAGCGCAGACTCTTTATCAGCCATTGCAGCCGAACCCCAATCCGCGTTACCGCGTTCGGAGTGGTAAGTATCCGCGTCCGCTACTGATCCGTAGTACTCTGCCATGTCTCGCTGTCCTCAGTCTTGCGCTTAGGGCGGCCCGGTGAGCGCTTCGGCTTGGCGTTGGGATCAGTCTCGCGGTTCGGGTCAAAGTTCGATTTGTTGATGCGCACCGTTTGGCCGTTTCGTTCGACCAGCATGGTTTCGGGATGCTTTGCCATGTTTCCTCCTGTTGCTTATTTGATTGTATCACACGGCCATGTACAAAAAAGCCCCGACCTAAGCCGGGGCTGACAGGCCGAGAGGAGATCAGCCCATGAGCAGGGAAGTGTGGCGCGGTTGCGTGACCTTCACGCCCCATGCAAGACCGATCTCGTACCGCACCTTGCGATAGCCAGGATAAACCCGGATCTCGAAGGTCAGGCCGGAGCGCGGATCTTGCATCATCATTGTATCCGCTGCCATGTCGCCTTCCTGCGGGAGGGCGGGCGCACGGGTTACCAGATGAATGCCGGGACGGTAGAACGCGATGTTGGCGTCGTAATCGCTGACCACTGTGATATCGGTTGCAGAGGCAGGAATATCCACTTGCAGACCGGGCTCCTGAATGGTCACGGTTCCGCCGCTGGACACATCCGCTACGCCAGAAACAACCACATACTTATTGCTGTCGCCTGCAAACTGGATCACGTCACCGTCCTTGATTTCGCCTGTACCGGCAGAGGCCAGAGTGATCTCGGTATCGCCA